GTCTCATCGTTGATGTCTGACCAGTAAACAGTCGAAATCTCACTAGCAGTCTTTGCAGCAACCACAAAATCCCGAACAACCGTCACAAACTGAGCAGTTGGCGCAGCAGCAGCAACATCAGCAAATGCTGTACTCGACCCCATGTCCCAGGCTTGGATCTTGTCTATCCCATTCGCAGCCAGTACAACAGCACCAAACTGTGCCGTAGTCCACAAGGTTGTAGTTGAATAAGAAGGAGACGCTCTACTTACATCATCCAACCCCGAGTCAACAGGGTCGAACTTGAACAACTTAGTAGGCCCAGCAGCAAACAGAGTTGTAGTGGTTCCCTGTCTGCCGATAAAACTCGTCAGGAGGCTCTCAGACGCTGTAGAAGATAGATTAGCGTTAGACGGTATCGGCCCATAGCCAGACGCGACAGGAAGGCAGTTTAGAGCCTCTGTCAGCCCTCCTGCTATCCCAGGTCGGTCAGGTGTCCATTTGCCGAATGCGATTCTCATTGCACCGTCCAAGTGTTCGATTGCGCGATTGTATCAATCCAGACGTTTGCGTCAGGCACATCCTCAATCCAATTGTTCGGAACCTCATCTGGTATCGACCACACCCCAATCACATCAACCAGACCAACAGACCCAACCATCCCGAAACCAGTAACATCGAGATAGTTGTTGGACTCCAGCGTGACAGTACCGAGCGCAGTTGTCCCCTGTACACCCGTAACAGGGACAACGATCAGAATATTCGCATTACCAATCTGGCCTGTTGCCTGAACCCCTGTCGTGACTACAACAGCATCAGCGGTAACTACGACAGATCCAACAAACCCTGTGGCCGATACACCAGTTGCATCTACAACAGCTTTCGCAACTACCGTGACCGAACCTAGTTCACCAGTAGCAGAGACACCCGTTACTGGAGCGTTTATGTTTATAGCAACAACTGCAGTACCAACTTCACCGGATGCTGATACACCAGTTGCATCTACAACTGCTTTTCCAAAAATCGTGACTGAGCCTACCTGACCAGTAGCAAAAACCCCAGTTACAGGGACGTTTGCATCACCCGTAATAACTACAAAACCGACCCCACCAGAGGCTGCAACACCAGTAACAACAACAGCACTCTCTGGCAGACCAGAAAACGGTGCTTCAGAGAATGCGGATATGCCGAACATCAGACTGCCACGCTTCCAGCCATATCAGGCTGCGACATCACCCAGGCATAGCACTTGTCAAGGAACGCTGCCCCCTGCTGCGCCTCGATGTCGTCAAGCGGAGTGTGATAACGCCGGAAGTCCACCTCTCGCGTGTCATCACCCGGTTCTGCCGTACCGTATCCGGCAACGTCAATCATCACCGAGAACTTCGCACCACCGGCTCGCTGCCGAGAGATCGAAGCAGTCACGATGCGGAAGTAAGCCCCGGCAAACGGGATGCCGTACTGAGATTGCGTGAGGTCGATTTGAATTGCCATGATCTGCCCTTATGCGTAGGTCAATTCGCTGGTCTGGATCGTCGCCACCCAGCGGATATTAGTCGCTGCTGCGCCGGTCGCCGTTACAGCCAGACCACCGTTTGTCGTGTCTGCTGACAGAGCCAGCGTCCAGCCTGGCGTGTTGTCGATGGCCGTAACAGTTGATGCCACCAGCACTGTGCTGGCAGCATTCGCTTCCCTGCGGATCAATCCTTCCACCTTCCACGCTGCGGATGCTGTGCCGCCAGCAGCTTGCTGCCTTGCGACGACCGTCCCGCTGAATGCGTAGGCTGAGTTGTTGGGGAGGATGATCTGGTCGTCTGCTCCGGGCGCAGAATTGTCGGTGGTTAGTCTGGTTGCTGTTGAGTCTGTTGTGGCGCGACGTAATACAAACAATCCCGTTTGAACAGATCCATCTGGATTGTTATCCCATGTGTTATTTGCAAAAGCAAATTTCCCTTTAATGGATGCAAAAGCTCTCCAACCAATAGCCACAGCTCCGATTGCGTTCGCATACGCTTGCTGCCCGATAGCCACATTACCTGCGGTAACAAACCCATTTGAAGCGGAAGAAGAAGCACCTATTGCGATTCCATAATAATCGCTAGCAACTGTGTTTCTGCCCAAAGCAATGCAATCTGACCCGCTTGCCTTTGCAATTGTGCCAATTGCAATACTATTTGCTCCAATAGCACCATACGTGCCGGTAGTGCTAAGCCCAGCAGCAGCAAACGAATCCATCCCGGATGCGTAGGAACCACCGAGCGCCATTGCTCCTTGGCCGGTAGTGGCTACCGCCATATCACCAGAAGAATTACGTCCTAATTGAACACCCAAAACACCTATTGACGCCGACCCAGACATCCGCACATCTGACGTAAGCCAAGCGGTTCCAGTACAAAGAAGCCTAATTCCAGTACCTTGCGTTAGCTTAAATTCTGTTGTTGGGTCAATGCCATCAACAGTCTCTGTGCCATCTGGATTTATGGTAATTACACCAGTCCCGGTATTCCACACCCAACAGTTGAACCCACTCCCCAACGTAGCGGCTGCGGTCAGGCTTACCGTAAACGTGCCTGACGTACAGTTGATGATCGTACCGAGGTCGCCAGCGACAACGGTATACGCACCAGTCTTGTTGCTGATGGTGATCGGAGATGCGCCGCCTGCCGCCGCTGCCCATTTAACGCCAGAGGCCTGAGTGCTATCGGCAGTCAGAACATGAGTATTGGTTCCAACTGGCAGACGCACATTGCTCGTGCCATCGTTGACAAGCAGGTCGCCCTTTGTCGTCAGCGGAGCGATCTGATCGGCCTGCGACAACACCTTGACCGTCCCGCCGCTGTCCTTGAAATACAACTTCCCGTCAGCGGTGTTAACCACCAACTCACCAGTTGAAAGGCTCAATGCCGTCGGAACGGCTCCAGGTGTGCTGCTGTATCTGAGCTGAATCGTGGTGGTGTTACCAACCAGACTTGCTGATGTCGCAGGAACAATCTCGGAATTGTTGTCCACCAGCACAGATCGTTCTGCTGGATAGGTCAGGAACACATCCTTGCTACCCGCACCCCAGTTGACTGCTGACCCACTGTTGCTCGACGCAAGGATCGTGTCTCGGCTGAGAGTCGTACCGGATGCGGTATACGTCCCGACACCGACCTCCCAGTCTGTACCGTCCGTGACCGTGTAGTAAGTAGCGTTACCATCACCCACCACAGCGAACGATTGGAACCCCGTTGCTGCACCGGCCAGCGTGTACGTGCCTGTGCTGGTAGTGGTCGTGGTTTCCTTGACCCGATCTTTTACGACAAGTGCCATGATCTACCTTTAGGCAATTCGGATGATCGCGTTACTTGCATCCGCAGTCGGGAACTGAACAACGAAATCACCGTTCGTGCTGGTCTTGTCCGATCCGAAATCCAACACAGCAATCGCCTTGTCCGATTTGCTGCTGTTGTAAATCAGCGCACCCCTGGCAGTGAATGATGCGCTCGTCCAGGTGGTGTCAGTGAAGTCAACAAACGCAGTTGTCCCGCTGGAGGTAATAGAAGCTCCTGCTAGCGTGTTTCCACCAGTGGTGTACCCAGACCCACTAGCAACCTCATTTGTGCTGCTGTAGGTCGTTGTGGAGGCTCCCAGCGTAGCTGACGAGGTGAACAAAGCAATCTTGATCGTGTCGGTATCAAGGTCGTGAGTGCCACCAAGAAGCTCAACCTTGAAACTGGTGCACATTGCCTGAGAAATAGCCATTTCTTACCTCTTTGCGAGAGTCATTACCATCGGATTGCCGCTGTACTCACCCTGGTCGTCAGACGTTGTTAGGTCGGACAGCGCACGAGCATACAATCCAGCCCAGACAGCAAGCCGATTGTCGTTCATGAGATACGGCTCTGCCTCTGACAAAGACCCGTACAGCAACAGGTCAGGACAGACGCTCATGAATGCGTTTGTACTTACGCTGTCGCTCAGGAAAGTCGGAGCAGCGTAATACAGCATATAAACCGTGTAATTCGTGTCTGGTGTCGGAGCAAGCTGTATTTCATCCGCAAGGATGGTGTACTGAATCGGCCTTCCAGACTCCTGTGTTCTGGCATTCCGAGTGAACACAGACGGAGATAGATAGTTCAGCGGCTGTTCTGGATTCGTATTGAGATACAAGTTCCGCATCTCAAGGAAGTCTGTCGGCAGTCCAACAGTCGAATCACCACCCGTTGCAGAGGTGTATGCAAGTTTCAGCATCTGCCGGATACGCAGATTGCGCCGAAGCCTTACCTCTGCCAGCCGGATGAAGTCAGGTATCTGGCTAGTGAGATCGCTTCTTGCGAGATAGTTTGCGATCGTTGTCTTTAGATCGCTGTACGTTGCCAGGGCCATTTATGTCATCCCAGCCAAAGGTTTTAACCCCGATATGCCCTATATGCATCGACAAATCGTGGTCAACAAACACGGGAACGTCATTCTCAAGACACCGAACGCAGAAGGTGACATCCTCGCCAATCACGTTTCCATGATCCGTCCAGATGATGTCATGCCAAGGTTTCGGTATCTTTTTGAATACCTCAGTCCTCACAAGTGTAACACCGAACCCTACAGCGGTCACTTGCTCAATCCCTGACTTTCCTCTGCTCTCGATCTTCGTCCACACCTGTTTGACAGCATTAGGATCGCTTTTGTCGATCTTAAGATTCATGGCTGTCGGCATGACAGGCTCTCGCCTCGTCGTCGCATTAACACCTACTAGCGGGACATTCCTTGCGAGCAATACTTCCACAGTATTTGCTGGAAACCGCATATCGCTGTCAATCCAGACGACAGCATCAGCACCCCATTCCAGAGCTTCATCTGCTAACTTCTCTCGTTGAGTAAAGATCAGCGTACCGGGCATCTGCAATAGCTGGATCTCATTATGTCCACGCTTTGCCTCATACGCACACAATCGGGCCAGATCAAAAGCAAACCCTGCCAGCACGGTGTCTCGGCAGGGTACACAGATCGCAATCTTCATTGACTCCCCCTAAACAGAACCAGGATATGTTCGCCACACTCTGTTGTCTGCGTCATTCAGCCATTGCTTGAATGCTCGCTCATCCTGAACCGCAAACCCTCGCATGATCTTCTTCTTGTTCAATTCATCAATCACCGTGAACGGCAATCTTGCGATATGCGTCATCACGTTATCTATCTTGCGAGTCGCGTTATCAACTTGGATTTTGTTTGCTTCGATGATGTGCGTTACGTCCTGCTTTGTCTCAAGCACGACAACATCATCTAGTTTGTGCGCTATGGTATAGCGCCCCTCACCAACCGAAAATAGTTCTGACATATTGTTGGAGGGAGGCAGGTTTCCCCACCTCCCTCGTTACTTACAGCGCAGGGTTCAGGTCAGCCACGATACCGTGAGCAGCCTCGTTCCGCATCTCCAGCGTGAACTCAGCAATAAGCTGCGTTTTCTCGCTGTCGCCGGTACGAGCAAGCTCATTCGTCGCAAACGGTCGCAGATACGCAACCGCAGCGTACTCAGGATCAAGCAGCAGAGCGTCACGAGTCCGCATGAAACGATCCGGGGTCACAGACAGCGTACCGAAATCGCTCATGTAGACATCCGCAGCGCCGATAATGGTCGTCGGCTGATCACCGGGAGCCATGTAACGCTGCGCCGCGATACCAGCAAAGCTCGACACCTTCTGCTTCAGTCCGCTGTTAACCACCAGCAGTTTCGGGTTTCCACCAGAAACGAACACCTCAGCAACAACATCCTTCAGCAACTGCTCGGTGAAAGTGCGCGTAGCACCGTCCGAACGGGTCGAGACACCAATCGTCGTGGGATCGGTTCCAGACGTACCAGCAGAGGTGTTGGTCTTGAGCCAGGACAGGATCGCACCCAGTTTCCGAGCAGTCGTGGAGTTACCAGCAGTCTGGCCTTGGTTGGCAGTAATGATGGTTTCCATGTCGCGCTTCAGTTCCTGCGAAGCCTTCGACAACTGATACGCCTTCTCAGACTTCCGACCAGCCTTGTTAACAGCCTCAAGGGTGTTAGAAATCTGGATCGTCTTTTGCACGATCTGGGTATAGTTGCCCAGACGGGTCGTCGGACTGATCGTGGTAGCAGATGCGTCAGCACCCTCAACCGCAGCGTTAGCAGTCGTCGCAGCAGCAAGCGAATCACTCTGCCACTCGTGATAAACAGCAGTCGCCTTGGTACGAGCCAGGGTGGACAGGATCGGGGTTTCGGTCGGGCTGATGTCGTAGATGACATCGATCAGATCTTCGCGCTGACCAATCGCGGTGTGTGCGGTAAAAGTTGACATTTCAATTATCCTAAAAAGCGTTCAAAAATTGCCGCAGCATCTTTGGTTTTACCAGTCTGCCGCAGCACCTTTCGCTGTGCCTGATATTGCTTTTGCTCCGGTGGCGCACTCGTCGCCGTACCGGGCCTAAGCATCCTCGGAGCTTCCGTAACCTTCTTGGTTACCTCTGGCTTACCCTTGACCAGTTTGTCGTACTGAGCAGCCTTCCAAAGAGTCAGAACAGCCCTACTATCGTAAACCTGCGCCAGATCCTCATCCGTGAAACCAACCTGCTTCGCATAGCTCCGGATTTCATTGCGAACGGTTGTACCTTTCTCTGGATCTGCGAACTCCGGTATCGCTTGAGCCAGCTTCTGCTGCTCTTCAGTCACCACCTGCTGCAACCTATGCTGATGCTCCGTTTGTTGCTGTAACGCAAGACGTTGCCTCTCAGCCTGAATCGCATACAACTGCTGCTGACGCTGCTGCTGCTCCGCGACCTTCACCGCATAACCAATCGGATCAGATTCCTTCAGCGCATTCAAATCCTCTTGCGGTTCCTGATGGCTCAACACCTGCTCGATCATCTGCAAACGTTGAGCATACTGGTCACGCAAGGTTTTCGCTTGCTCTACAGCAGCCTTCTCAGCCTCTACAGCCTTTCGCTGTTCTGCAAGCGTCTGGGTTTTCTGAGTGTAGTCCCGGCCTTGCTGATAGCCTTTGATCAAGTCATCGAGCGTTACCTCTACCTCCTCACCCGCCGCTTTGATGCGGTAGCGAGGAGTTTCCTGCTCTACTTCCTGCTCTTCGGCTTCAGGCTGCTGAATCTGTTCTTCCTGGGCTTCAGGAGTCGGCTGTTCGCCTTCCTCACCACCCATTAGTCCCATGATCGCAGCAGCACCAGTATTTACATCCAGCGGTACACTTCCATTCGGATTGGTGTCCATTCAAACCCCTAAAGTATCTTCCATCGTTTAGACCTAATCTCAGTCGTTTCTGCTATCGCTTGGAAATGACTATAGATTTGATCTATTGCACGAATCATTTTATACGCTGATTCGCGTTTGTCAATTTCATCATCCGAGGATGACGTTATGACATCCAAATGCATCTGTCGTAGATACTGCAACTCTTCTCTGAATGCATCATCCCGCAGCAGATTTGCAGCGCGCTCAGGTGCCATCCTCATCCGGGAATCTCAACGTTTCTGCTGATTCCAGCACCAATCTTGGCTGCTTTTAACTGAGCCTCAACTTGGAACTCTGCCTGCTTCAACTCCAAATCTGCCGCCGCTTTTTCCCTTGCAAGCTGAATATCCGCTTGAGCCTTCATCCTTTGCGTCTCAATTGCAGCCATTGCTTTCTGCTGCTCGATCTGAATCTGAGCCTGCGCCTGAGCCATCATCGCATCCAATGCGGGATTCTGCTGCGGTTGTTGCGGAGGAGGATTGGACAGAGCCTGATCTTGCTCAGGAGTGATGTCCTTGAAGAACTCGCTAGAGTCTTTGAACCCTGCCGCCTCGATAAACCGTCCAAGCGTCATCCGGTACTGACCGAGACTCACCAACGGGTTAGCAGGGCCAAGCGTCTGAAGGATCTGCTCCTGCTTCGCCAGAACCATCTGAAGCATTGCCATCTGCTCCTGTTTGGTTCCAGTACCAAGACCGACAGAGATGCTGACATCATACTGATTCGACCACTCTCGCGGATCCATCTCAATGAACTTGCCACGCATCCGAATGATGGTTGGCTTGTCCTGGTACTTACAAACCAGTTGCAGAATGCCCTTAAACAAACTCTTAACGCCAGTCTCAGCAAAGATACGAGCGATTAGTTCCAGTTTGCCCTGCTGTGCGCTTGTAACGGCTGCTACAGCCGCTGCTGTGACGTTTGCTAGTACGTTAGGATCAAGCCCCTGCTGAGCGTCTGAGACCCCTGTGCGCTTCTGCTGAACCTGATCAAAGTATTCCAACATCGGGAATGCTTGAGCGGCAACAGGAGTAACTGCCAGAGGAACCACAGCAGCAGGGTTCTTCAACCTGACAACACCACCAGGAGTGACGTTCAGAAGATCATCGAGGTTGACCTGACCCTCTACCGCACCGACCCTTGCATTGTTCGTGAGATACAGGTTATCCAGCATCTGTCGCACGATGGTGGACTTGATTAGCTGGATGTCCATCGTCCTGTCGGCCAAAGACTGACCAAAGAACTTGTGCGGGATCGGGATCGGGCAGATCACATGAAACGGACAGTAGTCCGTCTGCTCATTGCTCAGGATCTCGTTGTTGCTGTAGACGATCCTGCGGAACTCTGCAATACCGTCCTCGTCTACGTCAACATAGATATAACACTCGAAAACCTCGATCTCTTGCATAGCAGGATCAAGGCTATTCTGCTCAAAAGGCTCTTCACCAGGACTGTATCGTGCGATCTTTTCCTCGGTGAAGTCCAAACTGTTGTAGACAGGGAGGTTGTCCACAATCTCGGGATCGAATCCCATCTGGATCAGTTCAGTCCTCGGAACCAATGTGCGATGCGCCATGAACGGAGCATCTTGCATATTCTTGGCTCGCTTGGAAACGATCAACTCTTCCGGTGGGACATTCTCAATGACAATCTTGCCGTGTTTGTTGGACTTCTTAACCACGACATTGAAGAACTGCGCGACCATCACCTGACCGTCTGGCCCTTGCATCTTCTGCTGCACAATCTCTTGAGCGACAATCTGACGAGATTGATCTGACATCAGCAGGACAAGCTCAGTCTCCGAGAGGTTCTGATACACCTCCTCGATGACATCAATCTTCTCGTCCCAATAACACTTTACCGTTCCTGTCTTTTGGAGCAGACCATCTTTGAACCAATGATGCAGGATCTGGAAACCGGGGTTCTGCTTGTAGAACACCCAGTTTGCATATTCTGTGGCTTGCCTAGCACCTTCTTCATCGCCTGGGCCTGTAGGCTCAAACCGCACAATGTCGTCTGATGCGGTGAATACTCGGATCAACTGAGGCAAAGCACCGT